CACGGATCAAAGAAGTTATGGAGAATACCGTAGAACTTAAAGTACCTTTGAAAGTTGATGCAGAGATAGGACCTTCATGGGGGGAGATTAAAAAGAAATGAAACGTATTAATCCAGAAACAGGAAAAATTTTTAAACGGGGAGACGTATTAGAGAACGGAAAAATTTTTTTATTTTATGAACACATTATTCAAGATAATGGTTATTTTTTAGAGAGAACAAAAAAGAATCAAGAAAAATATGAAGAGTATATAAAAAATTCAAAAGGCAAAGATAAAAATAAAAGAAATAAAATAGAAGAAGTAATTAATAAAATGATGATTGGAGAGGAATGGGAACATTTAGTTCCAGAAAATATTTTAAATGAAATAAAAGAAATAGGATTAGTTAAACACAATGGTTGTGTGGTGTGTAATTCTAAAGATCTTAATAATATTAGTTTTGAGAATAGCACAAAAGATTTTTTTAGATCAAGTTGGAAACAACTTGTAAATATATACGAGGCAATTGTTTCAAAATGTGATGTTTATTGTAAAGAACACAATGAAAAAAGAATAAGAGTAGGTAGAGAAACACAAAAAACAGGTGATATAAGTGAGTATAGAGCGGTTATTAAATTTACAAAAGAAGGTTGGTATGTTTTTAAAGCTACCTCTTTAAAAGGTCCTATTGATATGGTAATAGTTAATGAGAAGACAGGAGAAGTAAGATTAATTGATGTAAAAACTAATAGTTACAGAGAGGCCTATAAAAAAACTAAACGAAGAAAAAAACTTACTGAGGAACAGGAAAAATTAGGAGTTGAGTTTGTGTATTTAGATAAAGACGAATATGTTTAAAGAGTTATGCGCGACATTATTTTTATTATGTAATCCATTACTGAATGGTTTTACATTTAACTATGATGGTAACCCGCAAGATCAGTTTGTGCAAGGTATAGCCGAGTGTACTGTACTCAATAACGCGGTTATCGAACCACGGTACAGGGTTGTAGTAGCGATTAGTGTAGCACAAGCCATACTAGAATCCGATTGGGGACGCTCTCGTTTTGCAATAGAGGGTAATAACTACTACGGAATCATCGAAACAGACAGCACACAGCCTCATATGAAGTCAAAAAAAAGTAATATACTACTAAAAAAGTACCCAAACAGATGTGAGAGTGTTGCTGATTACATTGCCTTACTCAATGCATCTAGTGCCTTTGTTGAGTACAGAGACTTACGTTTACAACAATATATGACTGATAATGTAGATGTTTTTCTTATTATTGAAACCTTAGAAAACTACGCGATTGACCCGGAGTATACAAAAAAACTACTTACTGTTACTCTTGGTTTGTTTCAAAAATACCCAGAAATATTTAAATCAAAACAAATTTGGGAATACTATAATAATAACAAAGCTACCTAATTTCCTTGACAATCTGCCAAAATCCCATATGTATGGGCTTGTATGAATAAACATACCACATTTATAGGAGAAAGAAATGACCGACATTAAGAAGTATAAATCTGTCGCGATCAGCATTGACACTTATAAACGAGCCAAGCCTATAGCGGAACAAAACTATATGTCCATGGCCTCTTTTATACGTTATTTAGTTGATAAAGAACAAGATAGACCAACACTAAAAAATGGAGATGATAAAGATGTCAGACACTAATGATAGAAGAATCAAGGCAGCGCTGTATACAGCCGTTTTGAATAAATTAAGTGGAGAGTTATCCGAACTTGAAGCTAAAGAAGTGCTTTTGACAAATGCACCGGCATACATTACGAGTAAAGATCATGATCATGCAGATCATATTGAAGAGTTAAAGAATATTATATTGGAGAAAGTACACATTAAAGATGCTGTCAAAGATATAAAATCAGTTTACTTTGCAGAACAGATCGCGAAAGCTAATGAAAAAACAACGAATAGTTAGTGCAGTAAGACGAGTACAAGATAAAGTGATTGTGTCCTACACAGACGGGACCACGAAAGAATTTACTGTGAATGAATGGTTATATTCTTACGGTGAAGGTCGCCGTTTGTGGGAGCAACACGAAAGAGAATTTAAAAACCCGGAAAATTTTGATGGCTGAAGAAACAAAATACGATAGACAAGCAAACCACTTACGTTACCGATTTGATAAAAAAGGGCATAAATATGCTAGATGGGATCAATTAGACCGTAAAGAAAAAGATTACTGGAGGGGTCGTGTACAACAATGGAACCAAGATAGATCTACGCTGAACACGCAATACAATCCTCGTCCTCATCGTAGTTCGTCACATACTGAACGGTAGGCTTTACAGGTTCTTCCGCGCATTCACATAATTTTTTTGATTCTAATTCTTCTATTCTGCCTTGTAAATACACAATAACATCCTTTAATTCTTCTACCGTCATATAATCTCCTTTGTTTTGGGGGTAAGCTTCTAGCTATACACCGAAAACTTATATGGGATCAAGTTATTTTTCAGATATTTTTTCACCAATTGCATAAACCATCACCGCAATAAACAATAATATAATAATTATAGCAACTAGTCCTGTAAGTATGAGAATTTTCATTTCTTTTTCTTCTTTCGTTTTGTAAATAGCTTCATCCAATCGAGTCTCGGGCCAAAGTATATATTTTTTACTTTGTTACCAAGGTAGTCGTACCCCCAATACCACTGCCAGATGTATTTAGCCAATGCCTGCCATCTCCGCACTCATTGCCTCGGCTCTGTTGGGTGTTTGTTTTGCCCACCGTGAGTCCAACATTTCCATCGCCGCGGTAGCATATTCGGGTGGATCTTGTTCTAAGGCTTTCCACATGTTCTTAAATTTACTCACCCCTGTTTCTCCTAGCTGAAATACCATCTCTACGATGATTTCTTTTGCTAGGTCATCTATATCGGGACAGTTGCTACAAAGCCTCTCAGCGCCGTTTATGGCGTTTTGTAGATCAGCTTCAAGGATATCCATAAGAAATTTCTCTTCATACTCCTTATCGTCTTCCCAAAACTCTTCGACGCATAAATGACCAACGCCCACGGTTCTTTTACCTAAGGTATCAAGATATACTTTGTTTCTGTAGCCTTCGTGTTTTTTTACGGAAGCTAGTAATCTATCCATGTTCATGTTATTTTTTCCTTTTTCTTTTTGGGTTAAATTTTCTCTGCATCTTTTTTAAAATATTAGCATAAAATCTTTTACCTTGACCCGCAGGTGTTTCATTGTAATCGTTGCTTTTATTAAAATGTAAACCATTTTTTTTCATGGTAACTTTAACTATATTACCTCCTGTTTTCATACATTCTCCTTTTCTTGGTAATCTCCTTTGAGATACGTTATAGTTTGCACCCACCCGGTTGGTATGGTGATGTGACGTCCGCCCTCTTTGTCGTCGTCAAATTCTGAATAGTCTGCCATGATAATTATTTTTGTCTCGTCTTTATACATCAGCCACCCGGTAGAGTGGCACATAGCTAGTTGTTCTTTTTGTATATCCTCGATTGAATGCCACCCGGTTTGCCCGTCTTTGGCATCGAGCCACGTAACAAGGACCAAGGGTTTATTCATTGTGCTTCAATCCACTTTCGTGCTTGGTCAAAAGGCTTTGCTAGTTTCTTTTGTTGTTTCATAACATGTTTCCACATACACTTAGCACAAGAGTAAAACATATCATGTTCTACAATTACAGCTTTCTCCTTTTTACAGGTGTCGCATAGTTTTTCTTTTTTCATATGTGATACACCACCTCATCGTCTCCAAGCTCTCTCATCTTCACTTTATAGGCCTTTAAAAAGTCTTTTAAGGGCATATCAGAGTTCTCTAAGTGTGATAAGTGTAGGTTCTTATCGTAGCTGTAGATAACAAATGCTTTCTCATAGCAGTTATCTAAAAAACTATCTTGTCTATTTTCTTGTTCGTCCATGACCCAATCTTTAAATGTACTCATTTCTTTCTCCTCTTATATATTGATTTGGTGGTGGTAAACTATTTCCTTTTTTAGAATTAGCTGATCTTGTTAAGTATTGCATGTTCCACGAAACATGGAGTCCACATACAATAGGTGATGTAATTGGTATAATATGATCTACTGTCATATCATCTGAACAATTAGCATACACTTCATTTATCTTATCTAAATCTGACCAAACAGGTGTTGCTAGTTTCTTTCGAGAACGTCGTAATGCTTTTTTGTATGCCATCATGTGATGGTTTTTTAAATAATAATTTTTTTGGTTTTCTGCTAATACTATTGGACCTAATAGTTCACGTTGATTTTTAGCATACTCTAATTTTTTTAATCTATTACGTTGATAGTATTCTCTGTAATATTCTGATCTTTCTCGGTTATCTTTTCTCATTCTTTCTCCTAGTTGTTTCGTTCGAACACAGCGTTAGCGCCGATGTTGTGAAATATTTCTTGCTTGAACTCTTCTAGTTCTGCGCGTAAGTGTTTGTTGTCCGTCTCTAGTATTCCTACTAATCTATCTGCTATGTAGAATATATCTACTCTGTTATCTGGTAAGTTATCTTCCATGTTATTCCTTTCTATGTTTCTAAGTACAAGGGCGTGTATTCGCCCATGTATGAACCGGCAATGTTAAAGTCAAAGTATTCCACTGCTTCCTCGTAGGACATTTCACTACGTCCCATGAGTAATTCTAATATTAGTTCCGTGTCGTAAACGACGCGCGTTCTTTCTCCATCCCATACCACTCCCGCTATGGCTTCGTCGAAACCATCGGCAAATAAGATATTCGGCTCGTCTTCCCCGTAGAGATCTTGTATGTCTGCTCTGTTCATAGTCCTTTGATATCATGTTTTTGGACCTCGGACAATGGACAAAGTGACGCATATAATAGTTGACATTTTTATTATAAATGTTAATCATATATTGTCTTTTCTTGGGGGCTCTTTCATAGGGCCCTTTTTTTATTCCTTTTCCTTATATTTCTTCATTATCTGCTCACCTGTTGAGTCATCAATATAGTAGGTGTAACCGTTGAGATTGATATACAAAGCGTTATCATCGACCACGTCGATACGCATATTACCAATGCCTATTTCTGTTCTTTCCATTATTCTTTCTCCACTAAGTTAGCTTCATCATTATCAATAGATGTACGCTCATCCACGCATTTATTGACAATGCTTTTTATTAATTCGATTAATTCTTTATTCATATCGACCATACCTTCGTATAAGTATATTTCTTAACCGTTCCCAAATCATGCGGTCTAGAACTTGTTGCCCGGAACTTGGTTCGCGCCTAGCAAGTTTGTCGTATTTCATCTTTAGTTTGATGATCTTAGTCTCTAGTGACATAGTATCCTTTCTTTCTTAGTGAGTAGGGGGATTCTTTGACTACCCCCAACCTTTTCCCGACAAATCAATCCTGTAAGGGGTTGACCAGTACTTTAGTACCACCCTCGGTTATCTCAGACACTTGTCCGTATTTCCCCTTGAGTGTGCCTTACTACTTTGTTACAGTTGTTCAGCCATACTCCGAGAATGTTGCACCATCCTCATTTAATTATATTAATAAACTAATAAATGGGA